TTTTAAAGCTAAAAAATATTAAATAACCGAACTATCAAGTGATAGTATATAATAACCAACGTTTAACTAAAACCAAATACAATGACGTTTTTATATACCCGCACTAATACGTGGAATAGTGCACCACCAAATGAGCAAACCATTAAGTTATGGGAACATATCACACAGAAGAAAAACTGGAGAATTGTTCAACTGCCTAATGGATTTTTACAAACCGAATACAAGTCAATGGACTCTGAAGACTGGACTGATGTAACTAGAAGAGAAACAATAGCAGGCGCAGAAGCCGCAATAGATAGCTCTATAGAACATTATTTAAAGAAACTAGAGTTTACCAAAGGACCGAAAGTAGTTAAAACCTTCGAGTAAGTATTCATATAAATATAATTTAATCAAATATAATGGAAGAAATAAAGCTAGTTAAAGACTTGGCTTTTGGTGAAACAGCTAAAAGTCAAGTGTTAACTGGGGTAGAAAAATTAACCAACGCTGTTGGTTCTACTCTAGGCGCAAGTGGTAAATGTGTTATAATAGAAGATAACACAGGAGCTCCACAAATAACAAAAGATGGTGTTACTGTAGCAAACAGTATAACATTAAGACATCCGCTAGAAAACATAGGCGCAACACTAATTAAGCAAGCTGCTCAACGTACAGTAAAAGAAGCAGGCGACGGAACTACAACAGCTACTATATTAGCTCATGCAATATTAAAAGAGGCTGAATCACATAGCTTATTAGATGATGTTAGAGCTATGAAAGAAGGAATTAACAAAGGTGTTGTTAAAGCTATAGAGTATATAACTAAAAACTCTAAAACTGTAAGCGGTAAAAAAATTACACAAGTAGCTACAATATCAGCTAACAATGACAGCGAGTTAGGCAGCACTATAGGCAAAGCTTTTGAAATGGTAGATGAAACAGGTGTTGTTATAATGGAAATAAACAACCAGCCAGAAACAACAGTAGAGCTAATTGATGGTGTTCAATATGACAAAGGTTTAATTAGTAATAATTTTATTACTGATAAAAACAGAGGTATTTCAGAACTTAATAATCCATTAGTGTTAATAGTAGAATCTCACGTAGAAAACATTAGGAAAATACAACCAGTATTAGAGTATGTAATTAAAAACAATGAGAGCTTATTGATTATTGCAGATGTTGATAAACAAGTTATGAACGCTTTAGCAATGAACAAAGTAAAAGGTAATATAAAAATAAATATTATCAACGCGCCTACATATGGTGTTAGTAAAGCAGAAACACTTAGTGATCTATGCTTATTAACAGGTGCTAAATTAATCAACGAAGATTTAGGTGACGATATGAATATCATACAACCTGATTACTTAGGAAGATGTTTAAGTAGTGTAACGGATAAAAACGAAACAATACTAAAAGTTGAAACAAACGAAAGTATTGAAGAAGTTATAAATAAGTTACAACAAGATCTTAAAAAAGAAAATAATCCAAATAAAGTAATTCAAATAGAAAAAAGATTAGCTAGATTAAAAGCTAAAGTTGCTACGGTAAAAATAGGCGCTAATTCTGATATAGAGTTAAAGGAAAAGAGAGATAGAGTAGAAGATGCTATATGTGCCACTAAAGCCGCAATTAAAGATGGTATTGTCCCAGGTGGTGGTATCGCTTTACTAAATGCTTCTCAAAATTTAAAACCAGAAAGTATTGGTGAAGAAGTATTATATTGTGCTATACGAAAACCTTATGAAACAATATTGCGCAATGCTGGTATACAAGAATATGTAGATCCAGATGAAGACGGTAGAGGATTAGATGTGGTTACAGGAAATACGGTAGATATGGTAAAAGCCGGAATTATAGATCCTTTATTAGTTACTAAAAGTGCATTAATAAATGCGGCTTCAGTAGCAACCACTATATTATCAACTGATTGTGTAATTAATAATGTTAGAGATGAAAGCAATAGGTAAATATATAGTGATTGACCCAGTAAAAGAAAACCAAGTTAAGACAGAAGGTGGATTAATACTAGGTGAGCAACAAAGAGAAGATATAAGGTATCGGCAGGCTACAGTTGTAGCTGTCGGTACTAATGTTGAAGGTATAGTACCAGATGATGCTATTTACTATGATAGGTCATCTGGCTTCAACATAGAGCTAAATAATAAAGAATACAAAGTCATCAAAGAGTTTGATGTGGTAATAGTTTTATAACATGAGTAGACTACGAAAAGGTAAAAAATTTAAAGGCGGGTCATTTGCCCAGACATTTAGAAAAGGAATAGCAATGAAAACGCCTTTTTCTGTAGTAGTTGCTGATGAAAATGCAGAAGAAAATAATGCTCTTGAAAATACACAAGAAGATGTAAAAGACGAAGATATGTCTACGGCTGCTAAAACTAGTTTAGGACCTAAAGATGAAGTACCTAGTGATGTTAATGTTTCAAGAGAAGAAGTAGATAATTACTTTGAAATGCGAAAGCAAGCTAAAGAAGAAGAAGCAGCAGCTAAAGCCAAAGAAGAAGAAGAAGCAGCAGCGGCAGCTGAAGCAGAAGCGGCTGAAGCAGAAAGAGAAGCTACTAGTCAAGGTGAAAACATAGCAGGCAGCTATGAAAAAGAGTATGATCCTACAATGACTGGTAAAGAAAGAAGACAAGAGTCTAAAGAAAATAAAGGCCAAATAAGAGATGCTAAGAAAACTGCTAAGCAAACGGCTAGGCAAGAGTTTAAAGACAAAAAGCAAGCTGCCAAACAATTAAAAGGAAAAGACAAGCGTCAAGCTAAAAAATCTGCTAGAAAAGACAAAAGAGATGATAAAAAATCTATAAGACAAAATAAAAGATCAGCTAAAAAAGATAATAGAAAAGCTAAAAGAAAAGCAAGAAAAAATAAATGAGAAGATTAACTTCTAAAGATTTAAAAGAATTAAATTTACTTAAACATTATAGAATTATTAGAAAGTGGGCGTGTAAGACAAGTGGTCTAACTGATGCAGATTTAGAACTATTAGTATACTTAGATGCAATAGAACATTTTACTAAGGATGATTTTAAAAAAGGTACGTACTCATATAGTTGGGATAATAGACGCTGGAACAGATTATTGAAACAAGGGTGGATAGTTGTGTGGAGAGAGAGAAATCGCACTACCCAAAAATATCATATATATAAAGTTTCCTACAAGTGTAAACAACTAATCAGTCGTATGTACCGTATCATGCTAGGTGAAGAAAATATGCCCACTAAAGTATTAGAGAGTAATAATAAATACTCATGGAAAGTTACAGCTAAGGCTATATCTTTCGTTAACAGAGATAAAACAAGAACAAATGCCATATAAAAAAGAAAGTCCATTTGCAAGCTTTAGAGATCCTAAAAGAGCTACTAGAAATTATAATCCAACAGATTTTCAAATGCCGGATATAAATTCTATATTTAATAAAACTGCTGACGGTGAAAACTTAGAAGATCCTAAAAAAGCAGATGATAAAGATCCTCAAAACAAGATCAACGGAGGACTTCTTGACAAGATTGATAAAAAGCCAGAAGAAAAAGCACCTATAACTAGAGCAAGTTTAAGACAAGATCGTAGAGCTGGAGAAAAAGAGTTTAATAAAGAATTACGTAGAATAAAAAGATTAGCTAAAGCTAACACTAAAGATATTACTTCTGAAGAAAGAATAAAGCTTGAGAAAGCTGAAGAAGCTATGAGGGGAGAAAAACAGTTTAGAAAACAAGCTAAAAAACAAGGAATAAATCCTGGTGATCTTAAAAATGAAGAAGGTAGTAGTGCAAATCAATATGCTGAGCTTAGTTTAAAAACAGCTAAAAAAGCTTTAAGAAAAAATCCTGAAGATCAAAGATATATATTAGATCAATTTGGTTATGAAAGAGGTTACAAAGGTGATGTGTACAACAAACTTATGGACTCAAGAGCTAATACAAAAGCTGATAAAAAATATGACAAGCTTGAGAAAAAAAGAGAGAATAGACAAATAAAAGATCTTGAAAAATATGGTCAAATAGGAGGTAAACAACTTTTAAAAGATTATAAACAGTTTGTAAAAGATCAAGAAAAACAAGAAAAAGAAGCTAATAAATATAATATACCAGTAGAGTCTCGTAGAAATATGATGATGGGGTCTGGTATGTATGATAAAAAAGAAAACATGAAGCAAGTAAATAGAAAAGGATCTGGCTTTCCAATGATACAGCCAAACCAAAACATGGCAGAGCAACAGCAAGTGCCAAACAGAGCGGGTAGAGGTGCAGAAAGTAATATACTTACTAACGATCCTAATATTGCTCAACCAATGAATAAAGTACCAGCTACTACCTTTCAAAGAAATGCACAGTTTAATGATATAGCTAGTGGACAAGGTATGCCTAACCCACAGCCGCAACAGATGGCCACTACTACGCCTCCAGCGCCAATATTTCCTCAACAACAACAGCAAGGATCTTTTGCTGCTTATTCTAACCCTAGCAGAGCTATAGATACTTCTAGTGAAGAAATAGCAAAAGGCGGTAGAAAAATGCAACAAGGCATGCAAGATTTAGGAGATAGTATGGATCCTAAGAAAAAAGAAAATAAAAAAGAAGGTCCACCTGAAGATAATGGAACTAGTATGTACAAAGGCCCAAGTAAAGCTTTAGTTGGTAATCAAGACAGACTACCTGAGCATTTAAAAGCTAAAATAGAAGCTGCTCCAGGTATGTATGGCGACGGGCCAAGTATGAGAAGTGCTTTTAAAGCTTTTGAAAATGATCATTTAAAAACTAAAGTTACTAAAGGTAATTTAAAAGCTACAGAGAGAGATGATGCAGCTCATATGAGTTACTTAAAAAGAGATGTCAAGTATGATAATACTCACGGCGGTAGTAAAAGACAAATGCTAGATGATGAAAAGCATATATCAAAATTAGCTGGTGATTTAAAATACGATGCTAGAAAAAAAAGATCGTAAAACATTAATAAATAATGTAATTATAATAATAACACATTAAAAATAAACAAATGAAATATATGAATCAACAGCCTGCAGGTAAGAAACTAAAGTGTGGACAAAAGCCACTAGGAACAAGAGTTATGGTTTCTAATAATTCTACAATAACGCCAACGTTAAAAAACATTGACAATATTGAGTATAAAGGCAACGCAGTGCTTAACGCAAATAAATAAATGAACACATTAGAAGATTTGAAGTTATATTGTTTAAATATAACATCGGCTACGGTTGTTAGTCTAGGTTGGCTAGAACCTGTTTTATCTATACTATTGTTATTAACAACATTAGGTTATACTGCTCACAAGTGGTATTTATTAAAGAATAAAAAATGAGATTAATAAAAGAAATTATTATTCACTGCTCAGCTACTAGAGAAGGCCAAGATATAAGTGTAGACACTATAAGAAAGTGGCACGTTGAAGGTCGTGGTTGGTCAGACATAGGCTATCATCTATACGTCGATATAAATGGTGAAATACACGGTGGTAGAGATATAGCTAAAATCGGGGCTCATTGCAAAGGGCATAATCGTAATTCTATCGGTATATGTTATGCGGGCGGAGTTGAAGAAGACGGTAAGACCCCGAAAGATACTAGAACAGAAGAACAAAAAGATGCTTTATTGTCAGTGCTTTTAACTTTAAAAGCTATGTATCCTAAAGCTATTATTTATTCACACAATGAGTTTGCTAATAAAGCATGCCCATCATTTGACGCAACTAAAGAGTATGAAAATATCTGAAAACACTGAGTTTAAAATTGATATAAAAACTGTAATTGGAATAATAATGTTTACTACTACAATAGTAGGAATGTATTATACTTTACAAGAGGACATAGCAGAAGCTAAAACTTTACCACCTGTACAAGTCACTCGTTTAGAGTATGAATTAAAAGAAGAGTGGAATGAAAAGATGATCATGCAGTTAAAAGATCAAGTAGAAATGCTTGAACAAACTCAAGACATACTAAAAGAAGAAGTTAGTATAACAGCTGGTATGATTAAAGATGGCACAGAAGCTGATGGTAAATTAGAAGAACTAAATAGACAGTTAGAAGAGTTGCAGAATAAAAAGCCTAGCACTAGAGTAATAGTGAAAGAAGTTAAAGTAGATAAAAAAGGTAGAAAATTATAATATGATAAGCGGTTTATCTTGTTGGAAAGGTTATGAAAGAGTTCCTGGCACTAGTGCCGGGCAAAAAGGCAGTTGTAGAAAGTCAAGTGGACCTTCTCTACGTAAAACTACAAAAGGTAAAGGTAGAAACTTTTTGTCTGTTAAAGAAGGTGCTGGCATGACCTCGGCAGGTAGAGCTAAATATAAAAAACAAAATCCAGGCAGCACGCTTTCTGCTCCTGTGACAAAGAAAAATGTAAAACCTGGAAGCAAAGATGCTGCAAGAAGAAAATCTTTTTGCGCTAGATCAAAAAGTTGGACTGGCGAAAGAGGAAAAGCAGCTCGAAAACGTTGGAGATGTTAATATGTCAAAGTTTAAATTAAAAGCACCTTACGGTATAGATCCCGTTGCAAGGTATGAAGTTCCGTTTACACCTGACAATGTTGGCGATGATAATGGTTTAGTTGCTAAAGCTAATGATAACGGTACTATGATCGTTAATAAAAATATTCCTTTAAATTCTAAACTTAGAAAAGAAGCAGAGTGTCACGAGGACCACCATTTAAAAGATATGATGGATGGCAAACTAGCTTATGATGACGACGCTGTTTATCACAACTTAGATGGTAAGGGTGTTAAAAGAGTTGACAGAAAAAACTTTAATGAAAGTGACAAGTCTTTACCTTGGGAAAAAAATGCTTATAAAGCTGGTGATAATTTAGAAGAAAAAGATATGAGACCTAATCCTAACAAGTTAAATGGACCACCTAATATGAAAGATGATACACCACTTGCTTTTCAAAAAATAGGATCAAGACATAAGTTTGGTAGAAAAGGCGATAAAAGTAAAGTTTCAATGAATGAAAACTTTGGTCCTTCTATGATTAAAAGATTTACACCTTTAGCTCAAAAAGAAAATGAAATAAGCGGTTTAAGCGAAGGTGATCCAACACCTGCTGGAACTACTTACACCCCAACAAAAAATGAAGATTACACAGGAGCTTCTGTTATGTATAATCCAGCTACTAATAAATTTGTTTATGATACCGGTGGAGAAGGTTCAATGTATATTAACTCTTTAGACGACGTTGCTGGAGGCAAAAATGATGGAAAGTTTGATTATATGAAAAGATTAGAACTAGATGAAGATAGTGGTATAGCGCCGGGTTATGGTCATGCTGCAGAAAGATATAGTTATAATAAAGAGTTTGACAGTCTTATAAAAAATACAACAGCTGCTAGAAAAAAGTATATAGCTGAAAACAACTACTTTAAAAATAATAGAGAAGATGCTTTAAAGCCAACAGAAAAAATGGATACCGGTAAAGGAGATGGAAGTACAGTTAGTTATACGTTGTCTCCTGATTTTAAATGGGACGATAAACAGAGTAACCTAGCAAACATGAACAGAATGGAGTATGTTTCAAGTTATTTTGATAAAGATGGTAATCCAAGTGATAAATATGCTGGAGGGAAATTTAAATATGGAAGAAGTGAAGGAGACGATGAAGATACAAAATATTTAGGTAAACAAAATCAGGTATTTAAAAATTCTTTAGGAACAAAAAATACAAAATATATATCAGATAATTTTGCTTCTTCAAATAAAGCTTTACAAGAATTTGCTAAAAACCATCCAAACACTTTTGAAATTTACCAAGGAAAATAACATAATGGATAATAAAAAAACGTTTAGAGAAACTAAAGTAGGAGCATTTTTAGCTAGCAAAGCTCCTAAAGTATTAACTGCAATTGGAGATATATTGCCTAATCAAGGAACTCTTGGTGTGGTAAAAAATCTTATAACAGGTGATAATAAGATTAGTGCTGCTGATAAAGAGCAGGCTATGAAGCTGATAGAGCAAGACATGCAAGAACTAAAAGAAGTATCTAGCAGATGGAGAGCAGATATGAAATCAGATTCTTGGCTAAGTAAAAACACTAGGCCATTAGCTTTAATATTTTTAACTACATCAGCCGTTTTTATGATGGCTGTAGATTCATTTCATTTACAATTTGATGTAGATGAGTCATGGATAAACTTATTAAAAACATTACTGGTAACAGTTTATGTAGCATACTTCGGAAGTCGTGGTGCTGAAAAAATAACAAAAATAAATAAATAAACATGAAAGGTTTAGAAGGAAATATGATGGCTCAACCAAGAGTGTTTGGGCATGATGCTGCAACAGTTACAGCTGGAGCAATAAATACAATAATACCAGCTATACAAGCTGTTGAAATAACTGCCGCTGGAACAGGCTATGCTCAATCAGATGTAGGTGATGAACTAACTCAAGTAGGAGCTACAGTACCTTCTGGTGGTACAGGCGTAGAAGTAGAAATAACCAGCGTAACTGCTTCTGGTGGCGTAGGTTCTGTTGCAATAGCAAGCGAACATTCAGGTAGTGGTTATGATATAGGTAACGTAATTACTCTTAGTTCTCCACCAAGCGGTGGTTCAGGACTTAAAATAAAAGTTTTAGCTAATGGTTTAACTTTACCAGGTTTATCAGTCGAAGATAGAGGAGCTGTTATATATAATGGAAACGCAGCACAAAGCGTTGAAGTTATCACAGAAGCAGGTAATGCAGTAACATTTCCATTAGTACAACCAGGAACAGTTGTAGGAGACAAAGCTCCTATATTAGCAAAAGGTGTTATATCAGGTTCCAATTTAGTAGCAATATACTAAAACAAAAACAAACAATTAAATTAAATTAAATGTCAAATATAAAAAACAGACTGCGTGGTAAAGTTACCAAAGCAGAATTAGAGAAAATTCAAGAACAACAAAATAAAGTAAACTCTATATTAATGGAGTTAGGTTATCTTGATTCTAAAAAGCACGCTTTATTACATGAGTTAGCTGATGCTAACGTTGTAGTAGACGGCACTAAAAAAGAACTACAAGATAAGTATGGTCATATAAATATTGATCTTGCCACTGGAGACTGGAAAAGAAGCGAAGAAGATGTCAGTGATAAGAAAGATTAGTATAGGTTCTGATTATAAAAATGATGCAATGCATTATTCTTTAGATCAAGAAGTTTATGGTGGGCATACAATATCTAATATTTTGTTTGACGATAAAGATAATTCATATAATATATATATAACTAAACTCAATGAAGTTCTTCCTTGGAAAAAGTTTAATAATAATATGGCTATATCTGTTGAATACGATCTTAAGTATTAATGAAAAGCTTGTATAGCTTCATTGTCAAACCTTTTAAATCAAGATATGACAATGTAAGAAAAGTAGGTGATAAAACACTTATTATTAATACTACAATAGAAAATCATTTATTTGTAAGCAAACAAGCGGTTGTTGTTTCTACACCAGCCGCTTATAGTTCACCTATTAAAGTTGGCGATAAACTATATGTGCATCATAATCTTTTTAGAAGATGGTATGATCAAAAAGGTAAAGAGCGTAATAGTGCAACTTATTTTAAAGATGATCTATATTTTTGTGCGCCTAATCAAATATATATGTATAATGGTAATTCTTTTAACAATTATTGCTTTGTTTCACCAGTGCATGATACTGACCATTTAAACACCAAAAAAGAAAAACCTAACGTTGGTATAGTAAAATATAGCAACAGCGCCTTAGAAGACGTAGGAATAACACCTGGAACACTTGTAACGTTTACGCCTAACTCAGAGTTTGAGTTTATTATAGGCGATGAACGACTTTATTGTATGAAATCAAATGATATAGCTTTAACTCATGAAAACAAAGGAGACGAGAAAAAATATAATCCAAGCTGGGCGAAAGGCAGTTGATGAGTTAGTTAAAGTTGCTAAAGAACCTATAGTAGATACAGGTGAGGATGTTTCAGCTGATAGATTAAAAAATGCTGCAGCAACTAAAAAGCTTTGTATTATGGACGCTTTTGAAATACTACAACGTATTGAAGAAGAAGAAGCAATACTAAATGGTGAAGATAAAACTAAAGAAGTAAAGTCTTTTAGAGGTTTTGCAGAAGGGAGAAGTAAATGATTTACGAACAAACTCTTTATAAAGAATTAAAAGATGTTGTTAATCCTAAGATATTAGCAAAACAAAATAGATTTAAAAAGTGGGAGTACGGGTATAACGTAGAGTATGATTTTGTAGTAATAAGTAAAACAGGTAAAATTGGAACAATCATTGAAATACAAGGTCTCCGCATTGCTCTACCAGCAGCAAGTGAACCGTTTAAACGAAGCGAAAAACAAGAGGAACAACTCTGGGAAAGATTTGAATACCCAAAAGAGCTACAACGAATTAAAACAAGATTTGACTGGGAAGAATATTCTTTAGATTTTAAAGAGAAATGGTACGATTATATTGATGATGAATTTACTAGACGAGAAAAAGGATTTTACTTTTATAACAATGGTGTTGCTACTTACATTACTGGCACTCATTATATGTACTTGCAATGGTCAAAAATTGACGTTGGAGCACCTGAATATAGAGAATCAAACAGACTCTTTTTTATATTCTGGGAAGCTTGCAAGGCCGATCACAGATGTTACGGAATTTGCTACCTTAAAAACAGACGATCTGGATTCAGTTTTATGGCAAGCTCGGAACTTGTCAACCAAGCTACAATATCTTCCGACGCTAGATTCGGTATACTTTCCAAGTCTGGTGCAGATGCCAAAAAAATGTTTACAGATAAAGTTGTCCCAATATCCGTTAATTATCCGTTTTTCTTCAAACCAATTCAAGACGGTATGGATCGGCCGAAGACTGAGTTGGCATATAGGGTTCCAGCATCCAAACTTACTAGAAGAAAGTTGGAAAGCAATGAACAGCTCTCAGAACTAGAAGGACTTGATACAACTATTGATTGGAAAAATACAGGTGATAACTCTTACGATGGTGAAAAGCTAAAAATATTAGCTCATGATGAAAGTGGTAAATGGGAAAGACCTGATAATATATTAAACAACTGGAGAGTTACAAAAACTACATTACGTCTAGGATCAAGAATCGTAGGTAAATGTATGATGGGCTCAACTTCAAATGCTTTAGACAAAGGTGGAGACAACTTTAAAAAACTATACTACAATTCAGACGTTACAAAAAGAAATAAAAACGGACAAACAACTTCTGGGCTCTATAGCTTGTTCATACCTATGGAGTGGAACTACGAAGGATTCATGGATTCTTTCGGACTACCTATCTTTACAAACCCAAAAGATCCAGTCAAAACAATTGATGGTGGATATATTACAACAGGAGTTATCCAACACTGGAACAACGAAGTTGATGGACTAAAAACAGATCAAGACGCTTTAAACGAATACTATAGACAGTTTCCAAGAACTGAAGCGCATGCATTTAGAGATGAAACTAAAGACAGTTTATTTAATTTAACTAAAATATATCAACAAATAGATATTAATGAAGAATTAAATAATATATCTTCTGTAGCTCAAGGAAGTTTTCAGTGGTTAAATGGAGTTAAAGACTCTCAAGTAGAGTTTTACCCAAATAAAAATGGCAGGTTTCTTGTTTCATGGGTTCCGCCGATAAAATTACAAAATAATATAATAGTAAAAAATGGAACTAAATATCCAGGTAACGAGCATGTTGGAGCTTTTGGCTGTGACTCTTACGATATTAGCGGTACTGTTGATGGTCGCGGCTCTAAAGGAGCATTACATGGATTAACTAAGTTTTCTATGGATGACGCACCGCCTAATCATTTTTTCTTAGAATATATAGCTAGACCACAAACAGCTGAAATATTTTTTGAAGATGTGTTAATGGCTTTAGCTTTTTATGGCATGCCAATACTAGCAGAGAATAACAAGCCAAGATTATTATATTATTTAAAACGTAGAGGCTATAGAGGTTTTAGTATGAATAGACCTGATAAAATTTATAACA